CCAGAAAGCACAGCCTCTGGTGCATTTGTTCCAAATATTCCAGCCTTTGTTGCAAGTTCCATTGCAGTCTCAACTTTTCCAATAGGTGCACCGCTTAATCCTGCTGAATAAAGTCCAGCTCTTCCTGTGGCTGCAACAACAGATATTGGTTTATAGTCATGTTTATCTTGATTTACAACTGTATCTGGCATGTATAATGTGATTGTCTGATCAAGTTTTTGTGTTCTTTGACCAAAAGTTGGTTCTTTAAACCCCTGCTTTACAAAAAACTCTGCTCCAAAAGCAGCCAATCCAGCTAAATCTTCTACTACTTGCGCAACACCGCCAACACCTAAACTCTCAGCTGCACGTTTTCCTGCAGAAAGATTGAATCCTGCAGAAGAAATTGGGAATCCTGGCTGATTTTTAAACTGTTCTGGAAGTTCTTTAACTGCTGGTGTTAAACCAGGAGAATAATATTGAGATCTTCTTTGTTTATAAACAGTGAATTGAATTGCATTCTTAAACTCACTAGTTGGATCTTGCAAGTTCTTTGGATAATGAAGATGAATTGGGTCTTGTTTTTTTCTAACTCCATCAACAATCACTTCCTCAAGAAGCAGTCCATCAGTTGGAGCATTTCTTGTTCCGTCCACAATCACACTTTCGAGAGTATCTTCTTTATCTATTCGATTTCCGCTTACAATAACTTCTTCGATATCGCCAAACTTTCTCCCTCCCGTAACGACGACTTCTGAAACATCGCTAAATGGATTTAATCCTGATTTTTGAGATGATGCAATGCTCATTTAGAATTCCTATAAATAATTGATGGCATATAGTGGAAAATATACCCCTAAAAACATCAGTAAATATTTAGGTGACCATACGAACATTTGGTATCGATCGTTATGGGAGCGCCGAGTAATGGTGCATTTGGATGATAATACAAATGTCATCGGCTGGTCTAATGAAGAGATCGTTATTCCTTATTTATCACCGATAGACGGAAAATGGCATCGATATTTCCCAGACTTTTTTGTTAAAGTTCGGAATAAAAGTGGAATGGTGGAGAGTATGATACTCGAAGTAAAACCTAAAAGTCAGTCTGTCCCACCTAAAGTGCAAGGGAAAATGACAAGAAAGTATATTACAGAAGTTAGGAATTGGGGTATAAATGAGGCAAAGTGGAAGGCTGCAGAAGAATATTGTAAAGATAGAAAGTGGAAGTTTAGTGTAATTACTGAAGAACAATTAGGGATCTAAATGGCTTCGTTACTCGAAAAAATTGACAGAGAGATGTCAAAAAAGAAAATTGAAGCTCGATCTGCACAAGCCAAAGCATTTATACGAGAAAAGGTCTCTCAAGCCACAATTCCAACAAATCGATCGAATGTTCTAAACGATGCAAAGAGAGTTACTCCAGTTGCTGCAGTTGGTAGAATGTTCTTTTTTCGCTACGATCCTCTCACAAAAGAGCGACTTTCTCAGTGGGATGAATTCCCTTTAGTCTTGCCAACAACTGTAACTGGCGATGGTTTTACTGGAATAAACCTACATTTTCTTTCTCCTTCACAAAGACTTTCTATACTTGATGGTCTTTATATGTTCTTAAACAACGATAAATATGACGATAGTACAAGATTTTTATTATCTTACGACCTGTTAAAAGGCATGTCTAAGTTTTCTGCAATTCAAAGATGTATGCGGCGATACTTGTATGATCAGATGGTTTCGCCGATCATTTATATTGAGCCGAATCACTGGGAAACCGCAATATTTCTTCCAGTTGAAAATATGAGGAGCTTTGGTTAATGCCAATAAACACTGTTCGAACATTAAACATATCTAATTTTGTGAGTCAGGTTAGTAAGTCTGGATTTTCTAGACTTAATCGAATTGCAATTCGAATTAATCCTCCATTTGAAGTTGCAAAACAACTTAAATTTATGGATGTGAATTCCACTGTAACGTACTATGCAGAATCAGTTACAATGCCTGGAGTTGAATTGCTTACGAACGAACTTTATCTTAATGGTCCCTCTGTAACTTATCCAGTTAAATCAGATTTTAAACCAGGAACAATAATCTCGTTTTTAGTTGATGATAACATGAATCAACGAAAACTATTTGATACATGGCTAAACTTCATCAATCCAAAGGAAAAGGATTTTGATTTCAGATATCGCGATGATTACATTGGCAAGGTCACAATCTTTCAAATCAATGAAACTGGAGATGATATTTCTTATGCGGTGGAACTTCAAGAGGCATACCCAATAAGAATTGGTGACGTCAGAGGTACATGGGCTGAGCAAGAAGTTGTGAGACTTGATGTTGAACTATCATATCGATACTGGAGAAATTTATCTCGTGGTGAGATTATTGGTGATCTAGATCAACTTATTGGTGTTACGGTAACAGGAACAAGAAAGAGTCGTGATGATATTGCTGGTGTGATTGTCACAGGAACTAAAAAGAATGATGAGATACAGAGTGTAACTGTAACTGGAACGAGAAGATAAATTAATATGGAGTAAATTATGGCATTACCAAAAATTGATTTGCCGACTTATAAAATAAAACTTGAGACATTAAATAAAGAGATTACATTCAGACCGTTTGTTGTAAAAGAAGAAAAGATTCTTTTAATGGCTTTAGAGTCTCTTGATTATCAAACAAGCATCGATGCAATTAAACAAATTATAACAAATTGCGTCTTAGATGAGATTGATGTCGAGAAACTGCCATTGTTTGAGATTGAATTTATATTCTTAAATCTTCGAGCTCGTTCAATTGGAGAAACAGTTTCTCTTCAATATGTTTGTGAGAATACTGTAGAGGATAATAAGAAGTGTAAAGCAAAAATGCAAATGGATGTTGACTTACTGAAAGTTGCATATGATGTTAAACATGTGGATAATACGATTTTACTCTCAAATGGAGTTGGCATTAAACTTAATTATCCCACAGTAAATATTTCGAAGATACTTGCTGAAAAAATTAAAGGAAAAGATGCACCAATTGAGATACTAAAAGAATGCACTGAGTATTTGTATGATGAGAGTCAAGTTTATAAAATAAACGAAATGCAGGAGGGTGAGTTTGAGGAATTTATCAATAATCTTACTGTTGATCAATACAAAAAGATTAAGAATTTTTTCTCAGAAATGCCTACATTAAAACATAAAGAAAATTTAGTTTGTAAAAAGTGTGGTAAGAATCACACTATCAAACTGGAGGGTCTCCTCGATTTTTTCGTATAAGCCTTCGTGATGAGAATTTGAAAACTTACTATATGACGAATTTTGCATTGATGCAGCACCATGGATATAGTCTTACGGAACTTGAGAATATGCTTCCGTGGGAAAGAGCAATGTATGTTGCTTTAGTTGCGCAACATGTACAAGAAGAGAATGAGCGAATAAAAGAAATGAAGAATAAGAGAGCATAATGGAAAGAGATTTAAGCAAAAGAGATTTTGATGATCTATACATCAGTCCATTCGCACAGCGTGGAATGGATCTTAAGACAGGATATGCAAAAAGATTTGGTGGTGGATCAACTGCTGCTTCTCAAGTATCTGAGACATTTAGTTCAGAAAATGATCTTAGCGATATTATCAAAAAAGTTGTCACAACAGACTCAAAACAAATAAGTGATCAGATTGCGTCATCAATTGGTGAAAATGATAGCGCAGAAAAGGAACCATATGTCCCAGCATATAAAAAGATTGGAGACACTGAAAGCCAATTCCAAAAAATGGATATGGCAGATGCAACTCAGGTAATGCAAGATATTGCTGCTCAAGAGAATATTGGTGATACATTTTCTAGAATGCAAACAGATTTTGCAGATGCGAATTCATTCTCAATGGATTTTTCCAACTATTCACCAGATCTAACATCAGCTGCTGCAGCTGCGTTGCAAACAACTGATGGAATGACAAGAGACTATATTCAGAATCCAATTGACAATCAAAATGTTTCTGAAGAATTTCAAAATGCTGTTGGAGATATATTTGGTGATACTGGTGGAGATGTTCCGCCTGATTATGGTGTATCAAAAATAGACGTAACTTATGAAAAAATGCCAAAGCCTGTGACTGATGTTGGTGTTACAACAACAAAAGTTGATTCTGATATTGGAGATGATATTGAAGAAATTGATGTAACTGGAAGCGGAAAGGTTACACCAACAGAACCACCGCCAGAAGACGACATCACTGAAATTGATGTAACTGGAGATTTAGTAGAACCTCCAACACCTCCAGAACCTCCTGAGCCCCCTGAACCACCAGAACCAACAGAACCTCCAGCACCACCAAAATTAAATCCGCCAGATGAGGAGGAAGATGACTACTCTGATGATCCGTGGGAAAGATTTAAAAAGTTGTACACTGATTTTTATGCCCCTGGAGCTAAGATGTCAGATGTCAATAGGATGTTAAAGGCGAGAATGGATGGAGCAAAAATTGATAATAAACCATCAGGTACAATGTCAAATACAGATAAGATTTTAAATGCAAAAGCAGAAAAAGATAGACTCTCAGATTTTGATAGAAGTATTAATGTTGCAAGAGATAATGATAAACAAAACAAAGCACCAGTATACATAAACAATAACACTGTTGTTGCAGCTAAAAGTGCTGAAGAATCAAAAACAAAAAGAGTCTTCACTGATGACAATACATTCTCTCGTTTATCATCATATGATGCACATCATCCAAATTATAATGGATTCAGAACATAAAAAAAGGGGGACCGAAGTCCCCCTGAAAACATCTACGGTTTTCTAAAACAGATTACTCTGCTGCCAACTTCTCGAAGAATGCCATATCGTCATCTTCGACGGTAACATCTTCAGCAGTGACTTTCTTGGCAGGAGCAGAGCGAATGACAGGAGCTGATGCTTCCTCATCATCAACTCGCTTTGCTGTCACACCAGCAGCACCACCAGCACCAAGAACCTTGTCCAACTTCGCCTTGAGTTCATCATAGGACTTAAAGTTTTCTGGCTTCAAGAAATCCTTGAGCGAGTGAGCAGACTTCCAGACCTTTTCGATTTGCGCATCATCGCCATTGAACAATGCAGCAGGAGATTCAAACTCCGACTTGTCATAGTTACGATAGCCTTCGACGTTGCGAATCTTGACCTTGAAGTTTGCACCTTTCCAAAAGTCAAACGGATTCATCGGTGTTTCATCAGCAAATTGTGGTTCAAGTTGTTCCTTGATCTTATCAAAGATTTTCTTGCCGAACTTGTAGAGGAAAACCTTTCCTTCGTTGTGTGGACGCTTGGCATCAGAGATTACAAGAACGTTTGCGATGTACGTCAACTTGCGTTTCTGTTTTCGAGCGATTTCTTTATTTGCTTCGATGCCTGAATTCCAAAGAACAGTATTGTGTTCAGAAACAGGATCAGTCTTACCAAGAGTTGTGAGAGAATTCTCAATGTACCAACCACCTGGACCTTGGAATCCGTGAGACCAGATTTGAACCCAAGGAAGTCCATCTTCACCGTCAACTGCTGGAGTGTCAAGGAAACGAATTACTGCGTAACCATTGCCAGCAGCATCAACTTCTGGTTGCCAGAAACGCTCATCAGCGCCTTTGCCTCCAGTGTTGCCTGCTGAAGAGGCTTCAACTGCCTTCTTCAACTTGTCGAGAGATGAACCTTTTTTAAGATTTGATAGTGTCATATTTGTATACTCCGTATGTTTGTATTAACTGTATAAACGTCTTATCCACTTTCTTCATTACTATAACATTATATAGTATTTCAGTCAGCAAGTAAAGTTTCCTTTGTCAAAGTCTTGTACTTGTCGACATTCACATTCAAGAATGACCCGTATTTGCGAATCTTTCTTGAAACTTTGGGATAGATGATATCATCGCTGATCTTCTTGTCCCAAATTTTTATAAAGTCGAAGATGTTATTGAGGATAACCATCGTCTCAAGTGTGACATCATTTTGCATGAATAACACTAACAGTTTTGGAAACTGCCCATCTTCGACTTTAAATAAATCATTGAAGTTATCTTTAGTTGCAATCTTTTGCAGATCATCAGTATAGATCTTGCTCATTGAATCAGTTCGTCGTCTCCATTCTCGATATGTTTGTTCAGCCTCTTCTTCAAGAAGTGACTTGGTCCAATTATCGTCAGAGTGAACAAAATTAGCAACAAGAAATGGAACCATCTCATCGTCGCGATACTTGCGCGCCAAACGGTGAAATAGAAATTTGTCACGGCGTTTTTGAAATGCATCTATTGAGACTCTCGTCTTGCCATCATAGTGAAAGAAGTTATAAGACTCAGAACTAAAGTGCAACTTGATGGCTTGATAGGTGCAATAAAGATCATATCCGTTCATAACGGAAGTCTGCTACCTCGTGGAAGAAATCGTAACTCCATTGCTTCACCTTCAATGATACTCTTGAGTGAATCATTGATCAGTGAAGCAGCAACTTCAATTTCAAGATTGTTTCTTTCGCAGTAAGTTGTAATCGCATCCATATGATCAATCTTTTCGCTGATCGCCATTTCCATGATCATCATTGAAAATATATTCTTTTCTTCTCGACTTGCCATATTAGATCTCATAAGCACTCAAGGAATTGTTTAACTGTTGAGTCACACGAACAAACGTTGCTCGCTTACTCAGTTCTTTCAATTCACTTGCTCCCACATATGTACATGCCGAACGCAGACCACCCAAAATATCTTGAAGTGTTCTAGCCACTTCACCGCGATATGGAATTTCAACTGTCTTACCTTCACTGGCTCGATAGTTTGCAACACCTCCATTATGTAAATCCATTGCTGTATCTGAACTCATACCATAAAATTGATTGTCGCCAAATGGACTTGCTCCACCTTCTTTATGACCAGCGAGCATTCCACCAAGCATCACAAAATCGGCTCCCGCAGCAAATGCCTTCACAATGTCTCCAGGAACGGTACACCCTCCGTCCGCTATAATATGACCCCGAAGACCATGAGCAGCATCTGCGCATTCAATTACTGCACTCAACTGCGGGTAGCCGATGCCTGTCATCTTCCGTGTTGTACAGACTGAGCCAGGACCAATACCAACCTTCACGATGTCAACACCTGCGAGAATTAATTCCTCTGTCATCTCTGGTGTGACAACATTACCTGCCATCAACAAAACACTTGGATGATCTTCGCGGAATTCTTTGATGAAGTCTACGAAAGATTGCGTGTATCCATTCGCAACATCAATACAAACTTTGATATTAAAATTATGCACAATATCAGAATTATATACGTTGTTGAATTTAAACAAATCAGCATCTGAAATACCCATTGAGTACACAGTGCTGAAATATCTCAGTGCAAATTGATTGATTAATTCTCCTTCAGAATGATGTTTAGTCAGAGCAACCATCATGTTGTGTTTGTTTAACTCTTCATCCATCAAAAGAGTACCAACACCGTCCATATTCGCAGCAATGATTGGAATTCCTCTCCAAGTATTTCCACTACGAAAGGTAAAGGTTCTCTCAAGATTTACTAGGCTTCGAGAAGCAAGCGTCGATCGTTTGGGTGTGATCAGAACATCTTTGTAGTCTAACTTTACATCTTCAATAATTCTCATAAAACCTCAATGATAAAAAATATGCTGACCAATTTTCTTAATCATTCTTTTGCTTTCAGCCCAATTCGGATCAACATAAACTGCATGAAAGTGTTTTGCAGATCCAATTATACCGTATTCCTTCTTGGAAATCAAAATACTTTCAGCAATTCTAACAGAGTCTTGCCAAGCATCACTGTTACGATAGACTTTATTTTTACCTTGGCAGACCCAAGAGAACTGACACGTGCCGCGAATCTTTTGATGGACGACACCACATACTGTTCTTGGATACTGTTTACTGTGAACGCGATTCATGGTCACTTCAGCAACAGCAATCTTGCCAGCACGTGGTTCACCACCTGCTTCAAAATAAATGTTGCGAGCCAAGCACTCAACTTCCTTCATGACTGCTTGTTTCTTTTCATACGAGAGATTTAGAAACTCGACTTTATGATTTAGAGTTTCAAGTTCAGATTGTAGAAGCCCATTTGCTATTTGTTGGGCATCTAGTTTGTTCTGTATACGATCGACCATACTGAATGGGATGTATAGAGTGAAGAATAACAATGCAAAAAGTCCACCCCATCTACAGAACAAATTGTGATTGCGATCAAAATATTTTTCCACATTATGTAATATATCGACTGCATTCATGTTAGTTGCCTCCATTATTGCAGTTAGAAGAAAAAGAGTGGTGGTTCGCACCACCACTCTCTGACTTTTCTGTTACCAAGCAGTCAACTCTGGATAACTCCTACCGCAATTAAGCGGCTAGTGGGAGTTCCTGATCGTAAACATCATCGTTTGCGTTTACTTGTTTTGTGCGAATTACGTTCGTCACCTTTCGGGTAGCCTTTGGGTTATTACTTGCCCCGTCGAAGCCATTTCTTCCCCGTCGATGGTGGAGAAGGTGGGAGTCGAACCCACGTCCGAAACACCTTTAGTCAAAGGTTTACTACCATTAATCTCTTAGAAGTTGTGGCTTTGCCTGTTCGTTCAATGCCTTTGCTTGCTTTTCAAGATATGCTTTATATTGTTCATTGGTCATATTGTGTAAACCAGTGCACTGACCATTTGGGCTACGACCACACCTACATTGTTGTACATCACTTATCATATCACACTCCAATTTTGAAGATGTAGTATTATTTAGCAATTAAGCGTCTTTTGGGATGTCCATGCAACTTCTGAACAAATATTCTTTTGCAATACGCATCTCAGCGTTGCTCAAAAATCCATCATTGTTCTTATCTGCACGTGCAAAGATTGCCTTTGAAACAGTGCAGAAACGATTGACATCTTCAAAAGAAACTTTGCCATCACGATCAAAGTCATATTGTGCAACGCGATCAACTGCGAGTGCTGGTGTTGATGCGAGAGCGAGTGCGAGAATTAATTTCTTCATTTGTATTTCCTCAGTAAAGAACGTTTGTAAAAGTTATAAACAACCAAAATGCCCCTAGTGCTATAAAAGGTACAAACAATAACCCCCACTCTTTTATAAATTCGAGACTAGACTTCATGATCACATTCCTTTTTATGACCACAATGTGGACAAAACCATTCCTTTGGTTTCCAGTTATCATCAGTCGCAAAACTCCACCAGAGTTTACATTGTGAACACAAGAAGTGCCAAATGACTTCTCTAAATGGTGGTTTTGCTTCTGAATTCATTAGGCTGCGTTGAGTGTTGCTTCGCCGATCTGACGACCACACTGGCAAAGTTCACCAGTCTGAAGTGCATCAAGAACGCGCAAAGTTTCATCAGCGTTACGACCGACAGCAAGGCTGTTTACAGTTACATGCTGAATTGTATTTGTTGGATCAACAATGAATGTTGCGCGAAGTGCAGCGCCTGGACCATCAGAGAAAACACCTAACTGATTCACCAAGCCACGTGGTTCGCCATCCCAACCTTCTGATCGCTTCGTGTCAGCAAACATCCAAGAAGTTGTATTGCGCAATCCTTCATGAGCATTCTTCCAAGCAATCTTACAGAACTCATTGTCTGTAGATCCAATCAAAAGAACAGCATTACGATCTGAGAATTCTTTGTTCAACTTATCATAGGCAAGGATTTCTGTTGGGCAAACAAAGGTAAAGTCCTTTGGATAGTAAACAATAACCTTCCACTTGCCTTCAAATGAGAGATCTGTAATCTTCTCAAAGGCATCAGATGGATCAAGCGCTCCTGGCTTTACACCAACGATTTCAAACTTCTCTAATTTATCACCAACTGTCTTCATTTGCGAACTCCTGTATAACAAAAACCTATACCAAACCTATACGAGCAAGTATATATGCGTGATTGAGCCTTTTTTCCACACTCGAGTGAAAAATTAATTCAATAGAAATATTGAGATTAAGCGACGATGTTGTACTCTTCGCGGAGGATCTTTTTATATGGCTTGCCGTCTTTCTTCAAAGTTTCCACAAGAAGTAGACGATCTCGAAGTTCCCAACGTCCGCCACGTTCGAGTTCTTCAATAATCACACGCAGTTCATAATCATTAATTGGGAGATCCATATAATCCATCCTCATAGGCTTCACGTTCAAGTTCACGTTGCTGACGCTGTAGCCGTTGAA